TACTGGTGAGATTGATAAGCTGTTGGGCAAGATAGAAGAAGCCGAGTCAAGGATGGCAATATTGCAGCGAGTTTATGGCGTAAATGTGGCAGTTAACTAAATATTTGCGAGTCGCAAAGCAGTCGCAAAATGCATTTGCGAGTCGCAAATCGCGTTCATTTTGGGTTTTTTGATAAAAATGGACAAAAAATGTTACCTTTTGCGACTTTTGCGACCTCTTGCGACCACCTTGCGAGTCGCAAAATTATCGTTAAATTAGCCTACTGCTACAACGATTTTTTG